TTATCACTTAATCCAGCAACATATTTTTTAGGTTCGTTTACGTCTTTATCGTATTTTAATTTTTTAGCTCTCTCGTCTAAATCTTTAGGATAAACAGGAGTTTCTATTATATCGTAAAGCCACGATTTGTGTAATTTCATATTGTTATCCTCTATCGTTACATAATTGGTGCCACGTCTTACAATTATTCCTGTAATATTTTTAGAAACATCATCAACTATATCGCCCACGCCATACATATGTTCAGTTAAATATTTGTCTCTTAGCACCATGTTTTCTAACTCTTCTTTTGTTGAAGCAGTTATAAATGGTTTAAATCTTAATGCACCTGCACCGCCATCAAATCCATATGAAGCAGCCAAGTTCATTCCTTTTCTTACTTGTTTAAACATATCTTCAGCTTCTTTTGATCTAGCAAAATTAGAAGGTAGACCTTGTTTAAATTTTGTAAAGTTATCTGTTTTAGCAGCAGCTCTCATCTTACTTGCACTCATACCTGTTGCTCCATCAGCGTCAGGATCTCTTTCGCCAGCAGATAGTACGTTTATATTATCGAAGTTATAATAGCCGTGCCTTGATTTTACATTATTATATTTATTTAATGTTGTTTCAAATTCTCTTACTCTATCACTACCTACTACCATAAAAATTTCTGTAAATTTTTGTTTGTAAAGTTCTACTGCAATTTCAAATATTTGATTTGAATTACTTGTCACTATTTGACTAGCATATCTAGGAAACATTTTTTTCATTAATATAATTTTTTGTCTAAACTTTAATGGGTTCTTATCTGAATCTTCAGACTTTGATAGATAAACTCTTTTAACATCTGCTTTAACAGTATTCATTTTGTCTAAAAGTTTACCATGACCTATTGTAGGTGGATTAAATCGGCCAAAGGTAAACACAATGGTTCTACCTTTGGCCTCTTTTATTTTTGATAGTGAGTTCAGTTCGTCTGGTGTTAGTTTACCATCTTCCATAATCTCGGTCAACTTTTTGAAAAATTTGAGATAATGATACTTTTCTAACATTTTATAAATCACATTTTTTGGAAGGCGATTCTTTACACCAAATTTTCTGATCTCGTCTGGCGACATGTCTGCTTTAAAAGCGCCTTGTCGGTCTTCTAAAGTTTTTGCGCCAATATCAATTAATGTGTTAATAGATTTTGTAATTTCATTTAACTTTTCTTTAATTAATTTTGACAAGTTATCTATGTCTGCACTTGTCAAGTTTTTTAATTCTTCATAATCAATCATGTCTCTTACTAATTCACCTTTAACAACATCTATTTCAGAAACAGCTTTCTGAAAATCCGCTACATATTTTTCAGGTTCAAAAGTTCCTGGTTCTGGTTTTCGTATAAACTCATTTTTGTCTATATCAAAAGTACCATCTGCCATTTCTCTTGCCTTATTAAATATAGCAGGATCTATGATGGAGAAGTAGTTAATAGGGTGTTTTGTTCCTGGTATTGTTTTACCATTAAAATCAAACTGATATTCTCTTATTTTTTCATGTATTTTTTCTTGCTCTGCTTTTGAACCAGGTATATCAAATAAGATATTTACATCTAAATCAGCGTCATCCCTATATTGTTTTGTAAGTATTGAACCTATTAAGGTATACTTAACTACTTTACCAAATTTTGTAAATGTTTGAATGCCATCTAGTATTTGTTTTTTAACTGAAGGCTTAAGACTAGGATTGCCTTTGTCTGCATTATCAAATACAGGTTTAGCATAAGTCTTTCTCGGTATGTCTATAATAGACTCTTTTATAAATTCTTTAAATCTCATCTTCTTTTGGCCTTTCTCTCACTTGCCATCCATCTTTTTGCTATATAACTAGAAATAGGCGCTCTCATATATTTATCTATTGTTTTTCTTGCTCTATTCATGGTTAACGTTGTTAACTCTAAATCTGATTTATTATTATCAATTACTAAAAAATTATTTTGACCAAATAATCTTTGAAACTTACCCATATTTCCTTGTACACTTTCCCAACTAGATTTTGTAATGTAAGCAGGTATAGTTCTTTCACGTCTAGCATTTCTTGCTAAAGCCACATCTAAAGTAGTATTAACAAAAATCATATAACAATCGTATCCTATTTGCTTTAACATACTTACATTTCTAGCAATTGAGTCATAATCTCTTCCTGTGCTATCAATTACAAGACCTAATCTTCCTTTAATATATTGATCTAATTGTGTTAAAGTAAATTTCTTTGCACTTTGTCTAATAATAGTTCTAAAATATTCCTCTTCATCTGGCATTTTTAACGACAGATTTGCCTTTTTTAAATCTCTTTCAAATTTAATATCTGAATTAACAAGTTTTAATCCTGTGCCTGTAAGCGCACTAGAAGTTACAAATGATTTACCTGAGCCAGGACCACCTGCAAGAAAAAATGCTTTAAATATACCTGGATCATAAAGACCTTCATGTAGATGTTGTATAAAACTATTTACGCTCATTTTCTATCCTTTTAATAATTTCATTAGCAACTTCTTCGGGTTTACCCTCTGCTTTTATTTCTATAAAACCTGGTTTACGTTTTAAATATTCTATAACAGGTCCCGTTTCTTTTTGATATAAATCTATTCTATTATTAATTATTTCCTCTGTATCATCAGCACGACCTCTTGCTAACAATCTTTTCATTATTTCTTCTTTACTTACGTCTAAAAATACTGCATGATCGTATTCTATGCCTGATTCTTCCATATCTTCAACTTGTTGCATATATCTAGGCCAACCGTCTAGCACATATCCATTAGGACTTTCTTCAACTTTATTTTTAATTAAATCTAAAACAATCTTATTAGGAACAAATTCACCTTTTGCAATAATATTTTTAACTGCTTGTCCTATTTCAGTATTTTTTTCTACTTCTTTTCTTAACATACCGCCTGGATAGATATGATTTATATTAAAGTGTTTAATTAAATATTCAGTATAAGTAGATTTACCTGAACCAGGTCCACCTAATATGATTATTCTCATACGTTCTAATTGTTCAGATATAAAATCTTTAAAAGTTTTCATTATCCTTTTATCCAATTTTTAGATACAGTAAAGTTTGCTGTACTAAACTCTAATCTATCTACAAGTTTAACAGCACGGCCTAATCTATCTACAGCAACATAACCTTCAGGATTAGTAACCTCAAAACCATTGCCTCTTTGTATAAAAGTGCCTATTGATTTAATTTGATTCATTTTATTAACTAGATAATTTTTTGTTCTTTGTAAAGTTACATAACTTGCAATAGCAAAATATATCTCATTTTTATATCTATCAATAAATTTTAAACCATCTTTTTTTACTGTATTAAATCTGTTTTTAGCACTTTGTGTTTTTCTTTTTTCTATTTCACTATCTAAAACTTTTGCATAGTATTTTTTAAATTCACTTTGTAATTTTTTAACATTTGCAATAGTTTGACCTCTTCTAACATAATCATTAAAAAATATTTTAAGTCTAGCACCTACTGATAATAAATTAGTCTGTCTCTTCATTAAATCTAAAACGCCTTTACTTTTAGATATTGAGCCTGCAGCCATTCTTAATAAACTATCATATTGATCTGACTCTAATTCTGTAAATGTAGCAACACCAGATGTATCTTTATATCCTGCGTCATCAAAAAATACAGCATTTGTTTTTGTAAATCTTTTAATATTAACACCAAAGTTTGCTTTTAAATCCGTCATCTTTCTACCTGTATATGATGTATGAAATATTATACCCATTTTAGATTTAAGTATTCTATTTGCTAAATTAGAATCACTAGGTATCGCATATGTAATTGTGTTAGGTGTAAAAGTGATAACCTTCTCACCTCTGATTGTTGCTGTTTTGATTTCGTCTGGTGTATATAAGAAGTCGCCTTGCACAACTCCTTTGATGTTTAATTTTTTAAGTTCTCTTAATGCAACGATTAATTTATCTGCAAGACCACCTGTATGATTTCTTCTTATATCAGCAGGCGTATAATTGATTTTAGGATTTACGTTAAATACAGATTTTGATCCGACAAAGAATTTGCCGTTCTCAGGATTGACACCACAAAATACAGCAGGTGCACCATCCCATTTAACAGATACATTTACTTTTCTACCAGATGAGCCTACAAGCATATTTCTTAATGATTTAAGAAATTCTACTGCGTTGATACCACCTTGATATCCGTTATTAATTATTTCGTCTTCTAAATGCTCTAAATGTGTGTTTTTAGATTCATTTAAATATTGTTTAAAACTATACATCTCTCTCCACTATACCCATTATACAAAAAATCACCGCTTTTGTCAAGCGTTATTCCATCAATAAATCGTTGTTTTTCTACTATTTATACTTAAGCAGACCCACACTCTGCCTTCATAATGGTCTCAAAGTCTTTTGCAAGACCACCTTGAAACTGCGGTCTAGGTGTAAATTTACCTTTGTATCTAACTTGTAAATCTAATATTTTTGATTTACCTCTAATAAGTGTAAGATATATTTTAGCAGCATTTGATTTAGCAGATAATTCTTCATTTATTATAACTGCAAACTTATCAGTTTTTTGTTTCTGTTCTATTCTTGTTAGACCGCATAAGGTTGTTCTTAATGCTTTTATACTTGCAGGTAAAATTTTTACCTCACCTTTAGGTGTCACATCTCCTATACCTGTTATTAAAGCAAAATCAAAACTTTTACCTTTAATTTTTTTAGCGTCTAATTGTTCAAATAATTTTGTTTTTAATATTATGTTAAGTAGAGTATCTGCTAATTCATTTGAATATTTGTTTACTACTTCTGTATATTTACTCCATAGTGGATTCTTTTTATCTGACAAATCTTTGTTAACAAAAAATCTCATACTATTTGGATCTTTAGTATTCTCATCTAAATATCCTTTTTTAGATGAAGCATATCCTTTTGTGTCAATATATCCTTTATCGCCAAATTGTTTCTTGTCTATACCCTTTGACTCAAATAGTTCTTTATCACTTAATCTTTTGAAGTTATTAATATCTTTTTCTAATATTATTTTTTTCTTTACTGCCTTCTTTACTAAACTTGAAAAATATTTAATTCTTAAATCAAGTATTTCTTGTTTTAACTTGTCATATTTTTTACCCTCAAAGACACTAGAAAAAGCTTTGTTTATAAGGGTTGGGTCAGCAGCTTTGACATCTTTCTTTTTCTTTAAAGACACACCAAAAAACTTTTTTTTATCTGCTGAAACTATTATGTCAGATGAATTGTAATCTTCAAAACCAAAAGCACTAACTTTAAAGGCTTCTACATCTTTAGGAAATATATTACCTGTCATATAGACGGTTAATTTACCTGACGCTTTATTCATATATCTCCTAATACCCTTAGCGGCAGATACACCTACGGCCATATCTTTTATAAATTTATCAGTTAGTTTTGCAGAAAACCCCTGGAAAGTTTTCTCATCACCAAATTGAATATCTTTTTTAGCTTTTACTATCTTCTTGCCATTGTTGATTAATTTTTGCAAATCTGTTGGATTTTTCACTTTATCCAAAGTTGACATATCAGATTGTAAAGCAACTGCTGTCATTATTTCAGACGCTTCATAAGCCATAGTTTTATCTCCTATGTACTATTTATCTGCTGTATTTACTCTTGCCTTTATCTAATAATCTTTCTTTTTCATCACGGCAATCAAAAAATTTTGGGAACCCAAAAATACCAAAGGTTTTATTTTTATTTTGAAATTTAACAACTGTTTTTACGTCTTCTTCAAAAAATGATTCTTTTAAAACAAGTTTACTAGGCATTTCTACAGCACGCCACATAATCTCTTTACCTTTTTTTATCATATCTGTTTTGTAGTAAATAGATGGTTTTCTTTTTCTAACTTGTTTCTTTTTCATACTTTAAATCCTGAAAATTTTTCATATACATCTGTCGATTGAGGGCCTGAAGGAGAATCTATTTTTTCCTGTGATTCCTGATTACTATCTACAATCTGTTGAGCAGATTGTTCTACATCATATAATCTCATTTTTGCCCTATCAACACCTATAATAAATGCACGATTAAGACCTGGATCATTATATCTGTTTTTTAATTGTTTAACTTTCATTTGACCTAGTTCTTCTAATTCCTCATTTGATATTAAAGCAAACATAAAGTCAGCAGTTGCAGGAAGACCAAAACTTTCTGAAGTATCTTCTAAACCAACATCACTTGACATATAACCACTTCTAGTTGTTTGTGTAGCAGATATAATAGGTACATTATACACGACAGCAAGACCTCTTAACTCTTCAGCAATTGCCTTGATATAAAAATATGATGATATATTACCACCTTTAAATCTACTAGATGAACAAATATTTAAATAATCTATGAAGACAACATCAGGTTTAAATGATTTTTTTAATGCAAGTTCATCCATTAATGATTTAAAATGACCGCTGTGAGCAGAAGCAGTAGGATATTCTTTTATAATAAGTTGACCATTTACCTTACCTTGTAATTTATTTACCTTATTATCATAAACATCTTTAGGCATTTCATAAAGATCATCTATTGTTACATCTAATAAGTTAGCGTCTATTCTTTCAGCAATTCTTTCTTCAGCCATTTCTAATGTAATATATAAGACATTTTTACCTTGAGTCAACATAGAAGAAGCAACATGACACATAAACAAAGATTTACCTACACCTGTGCCTGCAAGGGCTACGTTTAGAGTTTTAGGAGGTAAACCACCTTTTGTAATTCTATTGAAATAATTTAAATCAAATTTTAATCTTTCTTCTACTCTATGATAATAATCAAATCTTTCATCTGTTTGTTTTAAATAATCGTGACCAATATGCTGATCAAAAGAAACAGCAAGAGCCTCACCAAGGATGCTCGGAATCGCCTCTGGAGTATGTTTTTTGTCTTTGCCATCTATAATCTTTATACCTGATAAAACAGCATTATATACAGCACGATCTTTACAAAACTTTTCCGTAGTATCAAACAACCAAGTATTATCTACCTCTTCGTGGGTTAAACTATTTAATAATGTATTTGCTTGTTTATGTTCTTCCTCTGTAATATTTTTTAGATTGGATAACTCAATTGTCAGAGCTTCTTTAGTAGGAAGATTATTATATTTTACTATGAAATTATTTATTATTTGAAATATAATAACCTGATCTTTATTTTTAAAATAATCCTCTTTTAAAAAAGGTACTGCTTTTCTAGCAAACTCTTCATTATAAACTAAATTAGATAAGATTGTATTTTCAAACATGATTATTTTTCAAATTTAATTGTTCCGTTTTCTAGTTGTTTTTCTACAACTTCTATTAATATATCGCCTATTAGATTTCTAAATTCTATGCATTGAGTATCCATGTTATTAGGATTTTTCTTAACATCATAGTCAAACTTTAATGGCAACTCACCATTAGGATTTTCCTCTGAAGCAAATTTAACGTGACCATATGTGTATATGATGTCTTTAAACTCACCTTCGGTTATCTTTATACAAGAATAATCGTCAACGTCTCTTTGTACAAATACAAATTTATTCTTGTCCATAGAGGAACTCTCTTTTGGCAGCTTTGTCAACCTTATTGAGAATTTCCTTAGTAAAGAATTTACTAGGTTCATTATTGATAGTTTTAGCATATTGTTTTGAGCCATCAGGTAATTCTATTCTTGTTGATACAGATTTAAATATACCATATTTGATTGCCAAATCTAGCAATCCATAGTGTTTATCTAAACCTTTATCATAAGTTAGTCTTACATCTATTTTAGCATTCTCTTTTGTTAATCTACTTTTATAATTTAAACAATGAATAACATTTCCGATAACATCTTTACCATCTTTTTCTTTTCTTTTAGATAGATAAACAATATTAGAGGCAGCGTATTTCAAACCTGATCCGCCACCCATTTCTTTTTGTGGGAACATAGAACCAATAACATCATAAGTGTGATTGGTCATTATCATAGGCACTTTTGCTTTGCCTAGTTTTAAAGTTAATACTCTAAATGCAGCCTTAACTATTTGTGATCTAGTCATATCTCTGGTTTCTTTACCTTCGGCTGTATCTGTCATTTCTTTTGTAGTAGATAACATACCTAAACTATCTAATACAAACATAATAGGTTTTCTTTTTGATTCTTCTTGTTCTAAATATTTGTCAATCACTTTTATTGATTGATGTCTAAATTCTTGTACTGTTGCAACTGGTACTACAACCATTCTTTTACTATCAACCCCTCTTGCCTCAACTAATTCTTTTGTTAAAGCACTTTCAGATTCAAAGTATATTACGCCTGCTTCTTTATTTTTATCTAAAAAGTTTTTTACAATGCCTAATGCAAAAAATGTTTTACCTGTTGCAGCTTCACCTGCAATAGCAGTTATTTTGTTTCCTGGTAGACCTCCATAGATTGTTCCTGAAAGTAAAGCATTTAATGTGTAAGAGCCTGTGTCTATAAAATTATCTACATCGCCTGCTTCAACGCCTTCACTTACTAATGTTGCGTATTCATTTCCTGTTTCTTTAATTACATCTTTTAGAAAGTCACTCATTCATATCTCCTATTAAATAATATCATTTATTATATCAAAATTTACATATTTTGTCAAGCTATTATTCCCATTCAAATTTTAATTTAGAATCTTTAGGAACCCAATTTTTATCTGGTTTTTCTAAATCGTCACTTGATACAGTAGCCCATATGTCATCAAACATATTATCTGCGTTTATTACACCTAAAGGACCAAAAACTTTACCTTCAACTCTATTTAATCTTTTTTTTAATAACTCTCTATTAAATTCTAGTAGTCTTTGATAATCGTAATATTCTTTTAAGTTTTTATATTGAATTTTTGTAATTGGCATAGTCATAATATTTATTAAAATAGTGTAGCCCTTCTACTATGTCTAAAATAATCCAATTTTTCTTTTGAAAAACACCATACATTTTCAATATATGTACGATTCATAAATTCTGCTTTTTCTTCCTCATCTTTAAATAATTTATCAGATTTAGGTCTTTGCATAATTCTCATTCCTATTTGACCTACAAAATTATCTTTTAA